GCAGCTTTCGTTGCAGCATATGCATCATCTAAAGTTGAATTGGTAACTAAAACTGATGGGATGGTCCTGCGTCAGGACCCAGCTGACGTATCAGAGTGGGTGTCATTTGACAATGGTCCACCAGTTTATCGTGTGAGTAATGACTACTCAAATTTCAACATCCTCAATTCATTTTACTCGCTGCAACTCATTGACTTGAAGTTTGCCTCAGCATGGAAGCGTGTGAAAGGTGAGAAGTGGGCCAGGGAGAAGATGATGGCTCATCTGTGGGTGGCTGCTAGTTATGCCATTGCCTCGTTCAAGTGTCCACTAGGCGGACGTGTGGCAGTGACCGGACTGTGGTCCGGCCATAGAAACACCGCCCGTGACAACACAATGGCCCACATTTGGTATCTCAATAGTATTAAGTCTGTCGTGAGAGCACTGTTTCCTAACAATAGGATGACTAAACAACGGGTCTGCGGTGATGACGAGACATTGGCATACTCTAGCTGGGCTGCAGCTGTTTGCCACACGTACATTGCTGACGGACTAGGATACACGTCACAAGTGTCAAAAGGGATGTTATCTATGAGGCATGATGAGTTCCTGCAGTTGGTGCGTTATCCAGGCAATCTACCTAGGTATCCAGTTGCGCACACGATATTAACCTTCTGCTCTGGCAACTGGTATAAAGATCCTGTGCGGGAGCTTGGCAGTACAATAAAGGATGTCAGTGATCATGTCTGGGACATAGTGCTGGGAGGCATGCCTATCGCAGAGGCTAGCCGGCTAGCAGCATACGTGCTCGATTATCTAATGCAAGTGAAGAGCTCCACAGGAAAAGAGCTGATACCACTAGATTGGTGGAGCTACAGGGGCATGGGGCTGCCAGAAGGCCACCCCCTGTGGGCTGGGGTCCAGACTCCCGCGGCACCTAATATTAGTGTTCCGATCGATGTTGGCGATGTTCCCCATTACAGTGCCAGTGACTCAACAGTGCAGGAGGAGAAGACATGGTGCCATATACCAGCAGGAGTCAAGGAGCGTGTGGTCCGGATGCGGACCGCTGAGTCTTACAGACACGTGGCCAAAAAAGCACTCACCGCGGAGTATGATTCTACAGCGCGGGAGCGCTGGCCAGAGAGAAATGGCCCATATGACCCAATTACTCGTGAGGTCCGGCTGACAGCTGTCCCAGCCAATCGCTGGCGCGTGCCACAGTTACGTTCCACGCAGCGATCTGCGAGGGCAGTTGCCATCAGCGTCGGGTTCCCTCCAGAGCTGCTAGACACTACTTACATGTGGGAAGCCATTGCACGTCTCCGGCCAAGGCAGCGTAGTGCGATGCTGCAAGGTCTGCATGAGCGCCAACGGCCTACAGTTGGTTGGAAGTGGCTTGTCCCGCCATTGCTGAGAACAGTTTAACTATGAGATCC